ATAAAAACATAACGTCCTAATTCTGTATATTTTAAAGAATTATAGTATGTTTATTAAAATAACACTTCATCTAAATCTCTTATCCATTTTCTTATATTACTTTTATTACAAGTACAAGGTTCGTGGTATTTATGATTGAAGTATTTAGAATGTAGTTTACACATTATCTTATAATCTTCGTTAGCCATTCTTGATGTTGTTCTTTGCTTAACACCTGCCCATATAACTTTATCTTCTACCATATTAAAAAAGTTCTATTTCGTTGAGTTCTTCTTGTCTTTTATTACATCCACAATCTTCTCCCCATATCTTTTTAACCAACCACTTTATACCTGTGTAGTAAGTAATGCGTTCTATTAAATCACCAAGTTTCATATTAAATCTTTTATATTGTTTAACAATCTATTTTCTATTTCATAAGTATCTGCCCTCATTTTAAAAGATGTTCCATTGTCTCTATTCCTTACATCACCTTTTTTATAAAAAAGAGATTTATCCAATAACTCTTCTTTAGTAACCCAACCACACAATTCTAACTTATTTGTCCTTTTGTTTAAACTATTGAATATGTAAATATCACAATCAAACTCTTTTTGAAAACCAATAAAGTTATGTACAAAATAAGGTTTCATATCAACCGTTCTACCCATTGTTTTGACATCAATTCTTTTCCCTTTGTATTCAAAATCAAAACCTCCATCAAAACCCTTTGTGAATTTATGTTCTATATTAAATGCATTTTTAGTTAATACTTCTCCAATCAAACCTACAAGCTGCTGCTCTTTATTTCCATTTGCAGAATGTCTATTACCCATATTGTTTTTAGATAAAAAATCCCAACACTTTAATTTTAGGGTATGTGGTACATTTAACCTCATATTATTTTGTCTATTAATTGTCCCTTAACTTTACGATAAGTATTATACAAACTATGATATGTTATTTTAGTCTTATCACTTAATTCTCTTATCGAGTATTCATTTTGTATCAATTCAAATACTTGCCTATCGTACCAATTTAAGTTCTTTAATTCTTCATCAACTATCTTTTGTGCTTCATCAAAATCTATTTGTTCTGCATCAGATAACTCATAAGTAAACTCTAAACCAACTTTAGCTTCCTTTTGTTGTTTCTTCTTAAAGTTTATAAATGCGTTTCTTAATGCTCTGTATATGTAAAAGTAGTTTACCTCATCTCCATAAGATATATCTAAACCTCTTTTTAGCATTAAACCTATATTGATGTACATATCTCCAACAATATCTTCTGCCTCTTGTTGAGTGCAGCCCATTTTTTTAGTTGTGTTTAACCATTTCTTATGGTCTTTGTAAATAGTTTCTAACATTAAATAGTTTAGTAAATTAGATAAGTAAATATACATCTTTTAAGAGAATATATAACGTTAAGTTATTAACATTTATTCTATTTCTAAAATAGATATAATATCTCCCTAACCACTATATATACTCCCAAAAGAAAATAAATAAGATATATTATATATGCTAATGTTTAACGCATATAATAATTATTAAATATTAAACGCCAATAATATATTTTATAATATAATAAAGTGTATATATATACTACAAATCCAAAGGCACTTTTTACAAATTTTAGCAAACTATTTTCAATAAAATTTAAAAATTAAACATATTTGTAATATTTGTTTAAAATTAAACAATTATAATCTAAATTTAACTTGTTGTCCATTAATATTATCTTTCTTTCTTAAATTATCTTCTGCCCACAAAGGTTGTAAGTTACTATAATGGCATAGTTTTATCATTTCTTCTTTAGTGTTAGCAGATGATAATGGTATAATATGGTCTATATGCCATTCTCCTTGATTATCCCAATTCATACCTTTTGTAAACTGCCTTTCAATATGTGCTTTAGCAACTTCCCAATCTACACCTAACATTTCTTGAGTTTTAGATGTTTTAGAATAGCTTTTGTTTTTAAAAGCCATAGATGTTCTTGTTCTTAAATTATCTTTTAATTTATGTAAAGGGTCTGTTTTTCTTTTTTGTCTTCGATATTCTTTATAATATTCTTTATAACGTTCTGCATTGTCTTTTTGATATTGCTTTTTATATTCCTTATTACAAGATTTACAAAACGGTTGATAACCATCTTTCTTTTTCTTATGCTTACTAAATTCACTATAAGGCTTTTCTATTTTACATTTACTACACTTCTTCATAACTAATGTATAAAATCACTTATACTACTACTACAATTGATAACCTCGCATTTATCAGAATACTTCCATTTCCAAGATTTAATACGTAATTGAACTAATTCATATATTTCTTCTCTTTGTCTGCCTTCTAACCCACTTATTAGTTCTTCTAAAGCATCTTTAGGTTTCTTTGGTGTTACTACTCCATTTTCCTTATCAACAATTCTCTGCACCTTTTCTTCTATGTTGTTTCTTTCATCATTTTTATCGTTGAAGAATGTATCGTAAGCATCTCTAAAGTAATCAAAGTTTGTGTAGTATAAATCTATTTTAGTTAATGCGTGATAAATAGAACTCCTTTCTCTTCTTACTCCTATTGTTTCAAACCAATGTTGAATGTTTCTGTCATTCATATTATTTAAGTCTCTTAACACTTTATAGAATAGTGTACGCATTGTCATTACCTCTGTTTTTCTTGAGGTGCTTTTTAAATCTACATCAAATAAACTTTGAAATTGTTGTGCGTAAATGTCTGCTTTTTTAATATCGTATTTTGTCATTGTTTTTAATTTTAATTATTATAATAAACTTGCTTTGTAGCAATCTCTACTGCAGTATCCCCACGTTTCTATTGGAGTACCACACTCATTGCATTCAAATTCTTTTTCTTCTAAATGATTATCTAAATCATCATCAAATACATCTTTCACTATTCTATTTCTTTTGCTCCGTTATCTATTAACACCTTATCACTTGCTTTAGTTATTGCTTCTTTATCCATTGAATAAGCAACTGCAACTTCTTGCATTTTACTAAAGTCATTAAACCTAAACATCTTTAATAAGAATGATATAAACTCTAAACTATTTGCCACTAACTTATCTCCTAATTCTTTTTCATCTACTTTCTCAATCTCTGCAAAGTACATTTGCTCAATAGATATTAAATCTTCTATAACTCTGTTAATGTTTTTTCTTACTCGTTGCCTAAATAAACCACTTTGTGCAGCTTCTTCTAAAAAGTGTAGGTTAATAAACGATGTTATAATTGCTCCACTTATTTGTTCTAATTGTTGTTCTGTAAATTGTCTCATCTTATAAATAATTAAAGTATTCGTTTGCTTCTAATAAATACATCTCTGCTTCAAAATATTGCTTGGTTAATTCTATTTGGTAATCTAATAAGTTATTTAAATGCTCATAGATGAACTTTAAGTCACTTTTATCTAAATCATATTGTTTACCATTAACTTCTACATTAGCTTTCAATACATCGTCTTGTAATGATAAATCAATTAAGTAATCTCTGTTCTTTAAATACAAACACACTTGATTTGGAATTTGGTATTGTAAATTCGTTTCATCTGAAATAAATTCGGGTGTAATTGTTCTGATAATGTTTTTTAAACTTGTTCGCATAATTCTCTTTTTTTAAATTCTAATTCTAAATCGTTTTCTAATAATTGTATTTGTTTTACTAAATAAGTGTTATGAGGATATGTTACCTCAATTAATTGTTTAATGTGTTTAAATCGTTCTACCATAATAAAATTGCTCTTAATGTTATTGTTACAAATATAAGTGTTATAAAAATAACTACCATAACCATTAGTAAAGAAAATGTATATTCTACTAATTTTTTTAAATACCTTCTCATAATACTTTTATTTTACCATTCTTAAAATGCATACAAATAACACCTGTTGGTAATGTAATTACTTTACAAGGTAATATACTTGACTGCTCTAATTGTTTCTTAATGTGTTTGACTATTGTTCTCATATCTTTGTTTTAGTTGGGAGGCTTTTACACCTCCCTTATTATTGTTAATGTAATTGAAAATCTTTACTCGCTAAAAAAGTATCGTTTAAATAGTTTTCTATCTCATCAATAGAATCAAAATAAACTCCATTTAAAGTTGAGCCATCAACCATCATAAAAATATAATCTTTAATGAACTCAAAACTTATTGTCCATTTGTTTTTAAATTTATCACTAAATATGTCAAACTCTTGGTTAGTGTTGTTGTTTTTTAAATTGTAGATGATTGTTTTAATAGTTGTCATAATTCTTTGTTTTTAAATTCTATACAAATATAAACAAAAAAATAATACTGATAAAACTTTTTAACAAATTTTAACATTTTAAATAAAAAAAAGCAAGTTTTATAACTCGCTTTCTTCTAAATACTTTCTTTGCATCTGCTCTTCGTATTCTATTTCCCGTTGAAGATAATCTAATGCTTTACGCAATTCTCTTAACTTCTCATCCTTTTTACCTAACCTTGCACAATACTTAACTACATTACCAATATTAAAGTTTAAATCATAGTCTTTAATAAAATCGATAACATCGTATTGTTTGCCACATTCATAATGTAATTGTGTGCTTCTCATAATTAATTGTATATTAAAGTTATTGTTATTTTTATGATACCTATAAATAATTCTGTATCGTGTTCTTCAACCTCTTCTTCTATAAAAGAATTGTGTTGTATGCCTAAAGCTAAACCTTTAAACAATCCTAATCTTATTTCCCAAGCCCTTAAACTCATAATTTTCTTACTTTTAAAATTAATATAATTACTAATACTATAACTATTATTATTCCTTTCATTTCTTTTTTTTATCGTGTTCGTATATTTTACTGTACAAATCCCAAATAGCTTGGAAGCTATCTTCTCTTTTAAATGTTTGACCATTCATATAGTATTTACCCTTATGCCCTAATTGATACCATATTTTAAACTCATTACCAATTGGAACAGGATAAATGACAAAACCTTTTTTAAAACAATACTGTTGTGCTTCTTGGTTTACGTTCTTTATTATTATTGGTTTCTTTAACTTTGGCATTAATGTCTCATTTCTAAATACAAATCAATTAATTCTAAAGCCTTTTCAACACCCTTTGCTTCACAATATCTTTTTCTATCTAAAACATATAACCAATGTTCTATAATCTCTTCTTTATTCTTATTCTTAAAGAAGGCATCAACGCAACTCTTGTAAGCTACATTCTCTAATAAATGACAATCTTTATCAATCATAATTAATTATTTTATAACACACCTCTATAAACAAAATTCTCTAAATCTTCTGTATTTAAGTAGTCTTCATAAGACTCAACCGCTAAATCTAATTTATACTTACCACTATCAATAAACTTTTGAGAACACTTATAAATACCAACGTCTAACGTATTCTTATCTACAACAATAAATTCAAAATCAAAAGCATTAAATAATTCTAAATATAATGCAGCTTGTAAGTCATAGCTAAAGAAATTAGCAGAACGTTCAAAACCTTTTAAATCTGATGTTGTTTTTAAATCCATTACAACACCACCTTTTAATATATCTGCTTTACCTCTAAATGGTAAATCATTATAATAACCTATTTCGGGTATTTCAAATTTAGCACCCTCTAACATCTCTGCTACATCTGTAACATTTCTTACTCTTTCTGCTATCTTCTTTGCTTTATAGTATTCAGAATTTGTAAAGACATTATGATAGCCAACCTCTTTTATTGCTTGTTTGTATTCTTTACTTGCCTTTGTACCCTCTGTAAACGTTAAATACTCAACTTTGTTTGGCTCTAATACCATTAAGTGTATTAACTGCCCATCTCTTAACGCTTGTACGTTTTGCTGCTTCTCTGTTAAAGACTTGTAGTATGCGTATGGACTATCTAACAACTTCTTACAAGAAGAAGATGATAATGCGTTTTTACCTAAATAACCATAGTAAAACTCATCGTTGTACATTTGGCTTAATATATCCTCTTTGTGATATACATCTCCGTTTAATAATTTAATCTCCATTTATTTAATTTTTATTGCTTGTTTTATATCTAATTCTGCTACCTCTTTTTTAACCCACATTCTTTTTTGAAATTCTGTTGATGCGGGTAAAGATTTCATAAACCATTTTGGTTTTACTTTGTAGAGGTTAAACACATAAACTCCATTTGGTGTGCTATTAATGTAAACAGGAATATCTAAATGCTTTTCAGATTCTTTTATTAATGCATCGTATTTACTTTTTTCTAATATTAAAGTATCATAGTGTTTACGTCTACATTTTAACTCTATTCTACTTCTTGTTTCTATATCGTAACAATCCCATCTTGATATCGGGTTTTTACTATTAACTAATGTTTTAAAATAATTATTACTTAACCATTCAAACAAATCACTTTCTTTCCATTTTATCATATTACTAATGTAAGTAATTTTTTAATTAAAACTCATAATCGTTATTAACAAATTTAGGTAAACCATTCTCTTCAAATCCAAAACTAAATGTTTCAAAGTTTCTGTTTCTGCCTCTTCTACATTCAACAGTTACCCACCCTTGATTAACGGTGTTTTTTTCTAACATTATTTGAGTTTCGCATTTCTTTTCTAATGCACTACCAAGCACACCCGTTGGCTTTGTACTTCCATAATTGGAATGTATTATCGTTGTTATATGACACTCTAATTCTCCCGACCATCTCATCAATAACTCTTGTACTTCTGTTGCTTGTTCCATTGAATTTACATCACTGCATAAATCAGCAATACCATCAATAACAACTAAACCTATTTTAGCATCAGCAAATTTAGTGTAAAGTATATACTCTATAAAGTTACGTCTTTGTTTGTAGTCCATTGTACGTAAAGCAAAAAAGTGATAATCTTCATCTTGCATATATCCATTCATTACTAATGGTCTCCTTGCAACTTTACTTGCGTGGAATTTACCTTGTTCTGTATCAAAATGAATTATCTTTTTACCTTGTCTATGCCCTTTTATCTTACCACTGTATTCGTTTTTACCACCTTGATAAGCAGAAACTAATAAAGACATAAAAAAGGATTTGCCAACTTTTGGATAAGCGTGTACAAAACTAAAGTTTCCATAAGTGCCAATTGGTATTGGATAAGTTCTTTGTGTGCCATCTGTATCCACATCTACATAAGTACCACAACTAATTGCAACAGGAGGATAATCTACGTGTTCAGCAACATCTAATTCTGCTTCTTCCATTAACTCCTCCATCTCTTTTTGAATTAACATTCTTTGTATCTCATCTGCACCTTCATCTTTGTAATTTTTCTTGTTCGTCATCTTCTTTATATTTTAAAATTGTTTTTTTTATTCCTCAATCTTGTTAGATTTCTTTATATTATCTTCTGCCCATAATGGTTGTAAGTTAGAGTAGTGACATAATTTTTTTAATTCCTCCTCTGTATTAGCAGAGGCTAATGGTATAACGTGGTCTATGTGCCATTCTCCGTAATTATTCCAATTCATTCCTTCTGTAAATTGGTTTTCAATGTGCGCTTTACATATTTCCCAATCAACTCCTAACATTTTTTGTGTTTTAGAGTTTTTAGAATAGCCTTTATTTTTGAAGGCATAATAATTTCGAGTTCTTAAATTATGCTTCATCTTAAATAATGGGTCTGTTTCTTTTTTGTGCTTTTGATATTTTTTTTTATAATCTCTATAACGAGATTTATTATTTATTCTCCATTCTTCTGCTTTTGTTTTTACATACTCTTTATTTTCTTGATAATATCTTTTACCTCTAATTGAAATTTTTTCTTTATCAGTTTTTTCTTGCTCTTTTCTACATACTTTACAGCAAAACTGTAATCCATCTTTGGTATTTTTATTTTTATGAAATTCAGATAATTTTTTTTCTATTTTACATTTTGTGCATTTTTTCATAATTATTTATTTTTTAATATATTGCCTTTATAAAACTTCCCTAAAATATTATTGTTCACATATCTTTCATCTTCTAAAACATTTTCAATGAACTGTAGTTTGGTTTCAAAGTATGTAAGTTCTAACTTGTTGAAGCAAATATATACAATTTCTCGATAACAATTATTAATTTCCCAATTTTTTGTTTCTGAATTGCTACCCGTATATTGTTTCCAATTACTTTCAACATAAGTAACCCGCTTTCTTTTATAACCTTTTAAAGGAGGTTTAGTGCGTTTATTAAGTAGTATCTTCTTGCCAATGTAATATTTATCTTCTTTTCTATTGTATATCTTATACACAAACCCAACTGCATCTGTTGGTAAATCTTTTCTTTCTTTTATTTTTTGACCTTTATAATACCACATATATTATTAGTTAAAAAGAGGATGCTAATAAATAACACCCTCTTCAATATTAAACACTAATTAAAAAGGCAAATCATCTTCAACAACTACTGATTGTTGAGGTGCAGCAGCTTGCTTTTCATTCTTTAAAACAAAACCTTGTAAATCATCTGATGCATAGTACACTCTACCATTTGCAACATACTTTTTAGGTTCTTTGTTTTCTCTTTGCTCTTTTGATTGAGGTAAAGTAAATGATACGTTTTTACCGTATCTGCCCTCTTCAAAAATAGAAAATTGTAATTTTAGCTTTTTGATTTCGTTACCATTCTCATCTTTCTTTGGTACTAACTTCTTGTTTGCATCGTATGTTAATACGTTTTCAAAGTATTGATTTAATGCTTTAATTTCATCTAATCTAAATTCTACTTCTCCTAATAAATAACTTGTTTTACTCATAATTTCTAATTTAATTTAATTTATATTCCTACGTTAATTTTACTATCTATAACCTCTATAATGTGTCTAAAGGTACTTCTTTCTTGTTCACCTGTCATATCAACACCGTTGATAAACAATCTGTAATGGTCTTTCTTTTCTGTTGGTCTTAATTCGATACTATTCATATTTATTTAGTTAATAATTCTTTTACTTCTTTTGATATCTTATACTTTGCTTCTATTTTAGCAATATCTCCACCACCTTTCAAATAAGTTTTTGCTTTATCAAATTCGGGTGTATTCTTGTTTAACCAATTCTTATCGTTAGATGTTGTTTTAGCGGCTTTATTATGTGTGTTTGTTGAATCTGCATCTTTTGTATCATCGATTAAGAATAAGCCATTTAAAGCATATTTACGAGCATAAGATGAACTACTACCAAAAGTTTGTGAAATGTCCATACCTTTCTTATTTGGGTCTATGCCCGCTTGTGCTTTTACGTGAACTTGGTTTTCACCATCAGATATAATTGCTATTGCTTCTACAAATAAAACACCTGCTAATTCTTTTACCTCATCTGATAAAGTTAATGTACAATTATGCTTTTTAAGAAGAGGTTTAACTGCTTCTAATATATCTTCACAACTTCTGTAATTGTATCTGCCAAATGAATTGTATTGGCTTTTTGGCGCTTTTAATTCTGCTTGAATTTTTGTTAATTTTTCCATTTTTATTTAGTTTTTAAGTTATTTAAAATTTCTCTTTGTATTCTCTGCTTGTTGTATTTATTATCAAATGATTCTTCACTTGATAAAAACCATTTAACACCCGATAATATACCTATAAAGAATGTTATTGGTGCAAATAAGATATATAATATACCTTTACCTATTTGACCTACATAAAATTTGTGTGCTCCAAAAGAGCCTAAAAATAATGCTAATAATGCATAGTTGTTTTTGTTTTTAATTGTTCTCATAATTTCTAATTTTAATTGTTACTATTTATTTTTAATAATATATTTCTTTTACTTGGTATTTAAAATCTCTACTATAGGTTAAACCTCCTTCTCTTTCGCTTTTAGATATTAAACCTATATCTCCAACCGAACTAAAGAAAAAGTCCTCATACGTTGCTCCAAATGGTCTTTTATAAACACCCTCTTCTGTATTTGTACTTATATCTGCATTGAAAGTAATTTCAAAACTTCTTTGGTCTTTAGTCATATCTACTTGCTTGAAAGTATCCCAATTGTTACCATTCATTTCATTTAACTTATCAATAGGTATATTTGATGTTCCTATTTTTAAAACATCATTTAATATAAATTTACCTGCTGTTATTTTTAAATTAGGATGATTTTCATAACCTATAATCTCTAAATGATTTATTCTTTTTGAAGCATAAAAAGGTTGATGAAATTGCCATCCATCCAAATCAATTTCTTTAAATTCCTTAACTATATGAGATGGGAAAGAAGATAAATCTATTCTTAAGGTATCAATAATTTGTATTGGACCTACTGATTTTTGAAATAAAGTTTCACCTAAACTTATATACCCTCTACTTCTATCAAAATAGTAATATCTCCATTCATCTCTTGTTGAACTATCAAAAACCATTGTGTCTTCGTAATAGCTTTCTAAATAATAAGTCTTTGTTATTAAGTTTAAAATGTTTTCTTCTTTAACTGAAGAATCAGAATCATCTTCACAAGATACTAATGTACCTAATAATACTGCTAATGTTAATAATTTAATTGTTCTCATAATTTCTAATTTTTAATGTTTGTTTTTAATTACACTACAAATATATAGTTTATTTTGTTATTAAATGTTAAAATAAATGTTAAAGTTGTTATAACAGTTGATATAATTTATTAAAACAAATCATATCTTGGTGTTGTAAGTAATGTTTGTTTCTACTCGCATTATTATACCTTTTTGCGTATAATGTTGGTTATTACCATCATTTTATACCCTTTTGCGTATAATACACCACAAAAACTACTTACAACGTTACTTGTGTATAGGTAATTTGGTTTTTAAGTACTCGTTTAAAATCCATTTCAAATTGTTTTCAGCCTCTTTTCCACGTGGGTTATCACCACTTAATAATATCGTTTTTATATGCCTAATTGCTTTTTCTTCTGTCATTTTTTTAAATGTTTTAGTTATCTACCCACCCAACTACCCACACACAAGTAACGTTAGGCGTTATTGCTACATTTCGTCTCAACATTATTCTGTTCTTCTATCCATTCAAGTTTTTCAGTTGCACAACAGGCACAAACCTTTCTTCTTGGTTGTTTAGGGTATTTGCCTCTAATTTCAGTTAGTTCTTGTCCACAAATTTTGCAGTATTCTTTTCGCAACAAACGCCTAACAATGTGTATAAACCATTGCTTCATAGTGCGTCTACCAAGTTTCTTTTTTCTATTAAACATATCTCTATTTTGTTAAGTTATTATTTCAATTACGCAACGGTTCATACACTCGTCCGTTATTCTTCTTCGTATCTGTTTTTTATATGCAGTAACAAATCTGTTACAACATCAAACCAAATCTCATCTGATTTACCTTCTTCAATAGAACTAAATGCATCTATTATTTCTTTATAAAAGTCATTTAAAGGAGTGTCTAAAACCTCCTCAACACTTGTTATAATACTTCCAAAATCTATTTCTTCGTTACCTACCATTTTTTGTATTGTAGCCTCTGATGATATCAATAATAATATCAGTCTTGTATCTATGTTATTCATCTATTTTTACGCTTAATTTTAAATAATTCTTTGTTCCTATTTCGGGTATTCTTATCTGATAGTTAATGCTAACATCAGTAATATTACTATCTTCCTGTAAATAGTATTCTATTTGTTGCTTTAGCTTTTCCCAAGCCTCGTTGTTTATTCTGCTCATAATATATTAAATAAAGATTTACCGTATTCTTGTATGTATTCTTCAACTGCTTTCTCTTGGTCTTTGCTTACATTTGATAAGCCAACACCAATAGCAGCAAACTTATAGTTTTGAATAGCTGCTTTTAAACTTAATACTGTTACACCTATTTCTTTACTTATTTCTTTTAAAAGTAAATCATAGTCTTTAGAGGTTATCTCTGCTCTTAATCTCTTTAATGCTGTTAAATGCATTTCTTTTGTCCAATTTGTCATAATTTATTTGTTTTTAATTGGGAGGCTTTTACACCTCCCTTGTTTGTTATTATTTTTTAATTATTACTGTATAATCTGCTAATATAGACCTATTTGAGTTTAACTTATGATTATTATCTACGATTATTTTTTTGATTACATACCTAACTGATTCGTCTATGTTTTCGTTGGTAGCCAAATAATCTTGCCCTCTGTTTACTTGCTCCTGTAATTTAAAGTTTTCTTCGATTAATCTTCTGTGTTGTGCTTGTGTTAAAGTTGTCATAATTTCTTGTTTTTAATTATTGTTTTTGTTTTACACTACAAATATATAACTTTTTTTGGAACTAAATGTTAAAAAGTGTTAAAATAAATGTTAAATTTTGTTAAAATAAAAAAGAGGTTACATTTTACTGCAACCTCCTAAAAACAAAAATATAACAAATGAGAGAATTTAATTATACTCAAATATAATACTTATATATGTTTTAATATACTTTTTAGTAGATTAGTTATTAACCAATTTTCTTTTTATTGCTCCCTTTATATATTCAGAAATCATAAAATCATTATTAACTGCTTCTTTCATTGAATCAGACAGTTTTATGTATTCTTTAGAATCTCTAAAACTTGTAACTTTCTTTCTTCTTTTAACCTTTTCTTTAATGTCTTTTACTAAATTATATTGGGTAACAGTTAAAGTCTTATAAGAAGTCATACTCTTTAATATTCTTATTTCTTCATTTGTAATTGGTAAATTAGAATTTAAAAAACTATTTATCTTTAAATTAGATGTAGATAAGTTTACTAAATCATTACCAACTAAAGCAATATTATTTTGCCTACTATTTCTTTGTATTTTATTCTGTTGAGATTTATTGTATTTATCCTTCTTTAAAATACTATCTTTATTTTTAGAATATTCTATTTTACTTTCAGAATATATTAAATCTTCTTTAAACTTTATCTGATACTTTATATAAATATTATTTAAAAGTTTCTCTTCTTTGTACTTGTTAAATTCTTCTAAATTTTTAAAATCTTTAAAAAAATCTTTTTTACTATTAGGATTAAATAATAAAATCTTTGCTTGTAAATTTTTCATCTCTTTTAATGTTTTTAATTAATGTTTATTACTGCTCGGGTTATCCCGAGACGAAGGTAGTAAAAAAAAAGAGTTATTTACAAGTAAAAGTTATTAACAGACTAAAAAAACTTTAATTTAAGTAGTAAAAATATAATGATACCCTCTAATATTATTGTTATCCACATCCAAAGAGGTGTTTTATATCTTATAATTTCTTCTTTCTGTATTTCTACTTTACCAACATAATTATTCTTAAACTCTGTTATTTTAGAATTTACAATACTATCAATGTTTACACTTGCTTGTATATTACCTTTAACACTCTTTAAAGAGACTTTAACATTGTTTGATTTAATTACCCTATCAAAATCTTTTAATTGTCCTAAAGTGTCACAAACAGCTTCTATTGTGATAGTATCATTTACTTGCTTTGTAATATAGTTATTCTTCGTGATATAGATGCTATCTCTTTTGATAACCTCTTTATACTCAATGCTACTCTTCTTACTCCCACAACCATATAAAATAATAAAACCAATAGTAAAAAAAAATAAAACCTTTTTCATTATTCTTGTCTTTCAAAATGAGGCGTATCTACAAATTTCCAATTACCACCCCATCTATTCTTATCGTTTAAACTTTCCCAAAAAGCACCAAGTTCTTTTAATCGTTCTTTATCGTATGTTAGTTCTCCATTAATAAAAAAGTTAAAATCAACAGCTAAACGTTTTAAATGATTACTATTCAT